TTGGAGCATATTGTTTGCCCACTCTGATTTGGTCATTTATGCACCATAGGTTGTGTCAATATCAAAGTTTTCTTCCATATCTTGTGGTTCAGCCTTTATACCACCTTTTACCATTTCATTCAAGCTAGTAATGGCTGACATAATAGCGTTAAGCTGCTCTGTCTGTAGCTTGCCATCAGTTGCCTGTGTCTTAACTTCTAATTCCATCTGTTTCAATTGCAATTCAGCTTCCTTGATACGATACTCGCCTTCAAGTTGCATTTGCTTTTGTTGGAACTCTAATTCTTTACGAGCATTCTCTACTTGCATTTGCTCACGGTCTAGTTGTAACTTAGCCTGGGCAGTCTGTGCAGACAATTGAGCCTTCTGTTCTTCTACTCTTGCATATAACTGCGCTGCCTCAGAGTTTGGATCAGCCGGTGCTTGGCTTGCTTGCTGCATTATTTGTTGTTCAACTTCTGGTGTAATCTCATTAATAAATGATGTTGTGTCTTTAAAGCCAGCCATCTCAATCATGCGACCAAGAGTGCTGCGATATTGCGTTACAGTCACCAATGGGTTGTTAGCACCGTACTTGCCGATGATTTCTTCCTGTTTAGACATAATCATTTGTAGCATAGCAATCTGCTCTTGGCGGTTGCCGTTGCCCAAGCCTACGTTGATTGATACCTCGTATAGGTTAGACCATTCACGTGGGTCATAAGATACCCATTTGCCACGCATACGGATTGTCTTAGCTTGGTTTTGGTATTTGCATAGTAGGTGCAAGATGCCACGGAATAGTGATTTGACACCTGTTTCAGCAAAGATACGAGCCATTAGCTCTAGCTTACCTGCTGACTGTTGCATCATGGCTGCCACGGCTGTTGCTGTAGTGTTCTGAAGCACGTTAGCATCAAGACCTTGCTGTAGGTCACTAACACCAGTACGTTTAGCCTGTACACCATCCAAGTATTCCATCATCGGGAATGATTGACCGGCTGTGTTTGCTACTGTTAGTTGATTTACTGCTTGAGGATTCTTAACACGGATAACACCACCAGCAGTAGAAGTTAGTAAGTCATCTAGGTTAACTTGACCCTCTACGGCTGTAACACGTGCGTTATTAGTTAGGTACAAGTTGTCTAGCATTTGACGCAATATAGTAGACTTGGTTAGTTGCAAGTCCATTGTCCTGTCGGCTAGTGATTGACCAAAGAATTTGTGTGGAATAGGAATTGGGCATACAGAGTGGAATGGTACGTAGTCGCACTCTTCATTAGATAGAATCTGCTCACCACCAATGATAACCCTGCGTAACTCTAGCAAGCCGTTATCGTTTGTATCAACCTTGATGTAGCACTCAAATATCTCTACCTCTTCCATTGATAGGTCAGTAGACTGTGCGTAGTCTGGCATCTCGTCACGACCAAAACGTGCTAGTCGCTCTGGTGAATACTCTAAACGGTCACCGGCTGGGATAGTATCAACGATAGACTTCTCGTAACCCATAGCAATCAAGTCACCACGGGCAATCATTCTACGGTGAGCTGTGAATGGTGAGTCCTCAATAGTCTTAGCACGTTTGCTAATTAGAAACTCTTCAGGTGGTACGTTCTCAACAGCAATACGGCTGTCATCTTGGATGCGCTCAATCGTTACGCTGTGTGTGTTGTAAGGGAAGCCATCAATACCAATAACAATGTCAGTTACTTGCTTGGTGATTTCCCACTCGCCTGTCTGCATAATCATGGCTAACTCGTCATCGGTTAAGCCTTTATACTTCTCTTTGATGGTGTCTTTCTTTTCTTCCCAGTAGGCTTTAACTACACCGACCTTCTGTAGCAATGCATCCTTGAACCAGTTGTGTAGGATTAAGAAGCCATCGTTATCTTTATAGAACACCCAGTTAGCCATGTCACTAGCTTGGTCAGCTAGTGGTTCTTCACCATCCTTGGTAGCCTCAAAACGGACAGCATCCTCGCATGATGTGAATACACGAATCAATTGTGGCAATGCACCATCTACGGCTTCAGCTACCTCACCGGTAACTACTTGGCTACGACCTTCTACCTCAGTTCCGTATTTGTCACGGAAGTAGTAGTTCATGGCATCAGCACGTTCTTGAACAGTATCGGACTCTAAGTAGCCAATAGCGTTATTGATTTCGTCAGCACATAGTGCCTTTAACTCTTCTTGATTCATCATTATACGACCCATGCCTTATTTTGTTGTAATGGTTTAGACCATGTTGTATCTACTTCTACTAATCCTATTGCCATGTAACGAAAGCTATCTGCAAAGTGTGATGACCAATCATGTACCGGCTTATCATAAAACACGTTCTGCTTCTCGTTAAACTCACGTCTATAGTTACGCAATGCTACCAGACCACTCTTTGTGCGTTCCATATCAAACCAGCATCGTGGAAGCATACGTCTGACTGCTTGAATGCCATCTGCTATAGATAGGCTTGGTGCTACAGTAACATCTAGTCCAGCTTCCATCAACACCTCAAGTCTGCTGCGACCTGTAGTCATCTCTCTGACTCTTACATCGTGCGGAAGTATCTGCTGACCCTTGTCATAACCATTATCACGTAACCAACTAACATAATAGTCTAATCCGACACCGTGGTTTTCTGTGCAATCTATTAGCTGTATCTCTTTACCAACTATCTGCGCTACCCAAATACACGTACTGTCGCTGACACCCAAATCCCAGCTACAAACAATCTTTGCCAATGAGTCTTTAGGAATCTTAGTAACACGCTTCTCGTTATCAGCTTCATGTAATAGTGACCCATAGTAAGCACCTTCTACTGGCGCATCAAAGCTACACTCAAACTCTTGCTTGTACTTGTCCTCGCCCATCTCGTTCTTAGCACTAGCCAACTCTTGTGGGTCTAGTATGCCAGTATCACTAGCCTTAAACTCTAAGAACTTCCAGCCTTCTGTAACCATTGCACGTTCTTTGAACTCACGGAAATGATTATTCCCCTTTGGAGTGCCAATAAACAAACAGAAACCTTTTCTGTCTGCTAGTGCCGGTCTTATAATCTCATTCCAAATCTTTGGGTCTTGGTCACCTATCTCGTCTAGCACAACACCATCAAAGTATTGACCACGTAAGCTATCACCATTCTCACTACCGTACAGGCTGATCCTTCTGCCCAGGAAGTCCACTCTTAGCTCTGCGATGTTTGCAGTACCACCAAGTGAGCGAGTATATTCTGTAAGGTAATCCCATGCGACCCTTTTAGCCTGTGAGTAAGTCGGTGCTATATAAGCGTACCTAGGATTCTTTTGTGTGTTCTGTAACGCAGAATGTATCAATTGTACAATAGCAGAAACAGTTTTACCCATCCTACGATGCGCTACAGCTACAACAAAACGATTCTCTCTTACTGCCTTGTGTATCTCTTTCTGTGGTAACCGAGGCTTGTAGCCTAAGTCAATCGGGTTAGTAGTTGTCATCTATACCAGTTACCACTTGTATCAGCAATGGTGCATCAGCATCACCAGTTACTTTGTTCTCTTGCATTGCCTTACCATCTAATCTATCGCCTATCTCTTTGATAGCATTCATATCGCCATCGGCTGCTTTTTCATATAAAGCATTAGCAATAGTATGTAATCGCCTGTAATCTTCTTGGACTGCGAGTTTTCTAATTAAATCTCCCCATATCCTATTGTTTTTACTAGCGTTCGTATGACCTAGTGGCGCACCTGCACCTTTGGGGTTTGTTTCTGTAATTTCTGCCATGATGTTGTGACTCCTTATAGGTTGGTCACCCAGTTGTTAAAATTAGTTTACCAATGATGTATTGCGTTGATAATTAGAGTAAGGTTAGCGATTACAGCTAACAGTATTATTGCCCAATGGTCGTTCATTTTTTAGCACGGTTCGCTTCACTTAAGGCGATGGCAATTGCTTGCTTACGTGACTTAACTACCTTTCCACCCTTGCCGGAATGAAGCTCTTTGTCCTTCCACTCGCCCATAACCTTACCAATCTTTTCGGCTGCTTTATCTAAGTTACGCATAATAGTCCTTAAATTCTTTATGATATTTGTCGTATGCTTCGCTTGCAACTAACTTTGCTAATTCTAAATCTTCAAAATATCCAATATATTTATTGTCATTGTATACTCTAAATTGTACTAACCACTTATTTAAAGATTTATTCCAACTTACACCTTTTACTCCAGATGTATTATTTTTTTGAATTCCTCTATTAAATTGATTTTGTGATAAAGAGCATTCACGTAAATTTTCAATTCTATTATCAGTTCTATTTCTATTTATATGGTCAACAAATTTTGGCATATAACCATAATGATATAACCATGCTATTCTATGAGCTAAATGTGCAACATAATTTATTTTAAGATGAATATATCCAGTCTTTTGAATAGACCCAGCAATATCTCCAGCTTTTATTCTTCTGCCTCTATTTTCATTCCAAACAAATGTTCCATTGTCTTTGTTGTAATGTAATAGTTTTTTAACTTCGTGCTGTGTAATCATATTAACCCCTTTAGTTAATAGCCTTATTGAATGTATTGGCAGGATAGTAAGGTTCTATCTTTTCGGTCGCTAAACCTAGCCATACAAATTTAATCTGTCATTGGATTTTCAAATTCTTTTTTTTCCCAAACACTACAAAGTCTACTATTATGACAAATTAAACTGAGCTTATGACACCATCCTCTCTGAACTTGACCATCATACAGGTCGTACTTGTTTAGTGGGATGGCTTCCATAGCCTCAAACATTTCAGGAGTGTTGTCGTAGTATTCGCAGTTACCGCATCGTTGACGCTTGACTTCTGCCGGTGTGATTCGGAACATCTTAGCCATCTTTGCCCAGTACTCAGTATTAGGCAAACTTGGGTTCATAGCTCCTAGAGAATAGTTATCAATGGCATTCTTGGTGTTGTCAGCAATCTCTTTGGCTGTGCCAATAGTAGTTTTTGTGTCTAACAAACCTCTTGCCATAGTTATTCCCTTAAAAAGTAGGAGGCTCTCGCAACTAGACTGCCTCGGAGTCTACCCTATCACGTCTGAGGGGCAATGATTGCTTTCTAGCGATGTACAGTCGCTGGAATAAAAGAGTAATGCAGACTCGCACTACTATAAATCGTTACGTGACTTTACCATACTAATCAATCGTGGTCAATATATCACTTTTAATGGTTTT